TTTTCCAAAATTTATGAGCTACTGATTACGTCCCAAAATCAGAGACTGGAGAAACAAAGGGGAAACTTCAACTGAATAAAGTGAAATAAAAAGTTCTGATAATCAATGTGTTGCGGATGGAAGCGGTGAGTTTTGGTGAGAAAAAGTTGTGAAATGGTGGAACAACTAATTCCATATCACGTTAAAAAATCGGCTCTAAAATATGGAAATCACCCCCTCTACACCCCAAAGGCTAGAAATGGGACGTTAATAATAAACGGTGTTAGGTATTATAATAGACTGTAGTCTAGAACGTAGTCTAGAACGTAGTCTAGAATGACTGGTGGTCATTGTTAAGATCAGCCCAAAT